ACATCTGCACAAATTAGTAATAGTACAAATGGTATTGAACCTCCTAGAGCTTTAGTATCATATAAACAAAGTAAGGACGGAGTGATGGCTCAGGTAGTTCCTGGCTATCATCACCTTAAAAATAAATACGATCTTCTGTGGGATCAAACTTCTACAGAAGGGTATTTAAAAATATGTGCTATTCTTCAAAAATATATTGACCAAGGAATAAGTGTCAATACATCATATAATCCAATACATTATGAAGATAATAAAGTGCCTATGTCAATTATGATTAAAGATTTAGTTATGGCATATCAATTTGGATTGAAACAATTATATTACTTTAACACAAATGATGGTTCAGAAGATATTAAAGATGATCTTCCTACATTACCATCTGAAATCGACGACGAGGATTGCGATAGCTGTACAATATGATTTTAAAGAAAAATAAAAAAAGCCATTTAGACAAAAACATGTTTTTAGACGAAGAAGTCGATATCCAACGATTTGATGTACTTAAATATCCAGCATTAGATAAGATTACAGATAAGCAATTAGGATTCTTTTGGAGGCCCGAAGAGGTTGATATTTCAAAAGATAAAAAAGACTTTGAAAATCTAACAGAACATGAACAACACATTTTCACATCTAATCTCAAAAGACAAATTCTATTAGATTCAGTTCAAGGAAGAGCACCAAACATTGCTTTCTTACCTATAGCTTCTTTACCGGAAGTAGAAAATTGGATTGAAACTTGGAGTTTTTCTGAAACCATTCATAGCCGTTCTTACACTCATATTATTCGTAATATATATCCAAATCCATCTTGGGTTTTTGATAACTTATTAGATATAAAAGAGATTGTTGAGTGCGGTAATGATATTGCTAGATACTATGATGATTTGATAGATTGTAATAACTCTGCTACTAACGTTAAACAACACAAAAGAGCACTATGGATGTGTATGAATAGTGCTAATGCTTTAGAAGGAATAAGATTCTATGTATCATTTGCTTGCAGTTGGGCATTCGCTGAACTTAAGAAAATGGAGGGTAACGCTAAGATCATTAAGCTGATTGCTCGAGACGAAAACGTACATTTAGCAAGTACTACTACCATGTTAAAAAACATGAGAAAAGAAGATCCTGAAATGGAGAAAATTGCTATCGAAATGAAAGATGAAGTAACTAACTTATTTGTAAAAGTTATTGAACAAGAAAAAGAATGGGCTAAGTTCTTATTTAAAGACGGATCCATGATTGGACTTAATGAAAAGTTACTTGGAGATTACATTGAATGGATAGGTGCCAAACGAATGAGAGCTATTGGTTTGGAATGTCCATTCACTGTTTCTAAATTAAACCCACTACCATGGACTGAAAAATGGATAGGTGGAGCTAATGTCCAGGTTGCCCCTCAAGAAACTGAAATAACAAGTTATGTTGTAGGTGGCGTTAAACAAGATGTAGACGAAAAAACTTTTGCGGGGTTATCACTATAATGGAAATACAAGCAACACTACCAGTTTATTATAATAAACCAAATATAGAATACCAACAGTTAACTGTAACAGTTAATGGAAATAAACAAACGCAAACAGTATACACATATGACAAATTTGGTCATCTTATAGAAACTGTAATGCGCTCACATAAAATAGGAGAAGTGTGAATAAAACTGAAAAAAAGATTTTGCAAGTAGCTAATTTAGCTCCAAGTGAAGATATGCTAGAAAAGATAGTAGAAATTCATCCAATGAAACAGGTTGCTGTCATGTCGGTAGTACAAGTAGTTGTTTTAATGTTCATGGGTGCTACTATGTATTTAATTAAATTAGGAGTAGCATAATGCTAATAGAAATTTACAGTAAAGAACAATGTCCGTATTGTGATATGGCAGAAAGAATTGCGCAACAATTTATTCAAGAATCACATCACAAATATACCAAGTTTATGCTTGACGTAGATTTCGATCGTGAAAAAATGATGGAATTATTTCCTACTGCAAGAACTTTTCCACAAATAAAAATTGACGGAGAATCCATCGGAGGATATACAGAATTCGAAAGGATTATTCGTGAGCAGTAATCCAACACATTGGCTAAGTCATGAGTGTCCTCATTGTGATGTATTAGTATATGTCTCATATGAAATAGCTGAAGAAAAACCAGAAAATATATTTTGTCCTACTTGTGGAATTAAAGAAGAAATTGTTCCTTTAGATTTTGAAGATGTTGGCTTCGGAGAAGATACTGACTGGGATGAATAAATACATATATGACTTGGTTATATGAAGGAAAGCCTTACAATCCACCAGAAGAATTCTCTACTGATGATTACTGGGCATTTGTATATTTAATTACTAATAGAGCAACAGCTCAAAAGTACATTGGTAAGAAATTCTTTTGGTCCAAAAAGGTATTACCCAAAACTAAATCAAGAAAGCGTAGAAAAATTACTTATGTTGAATCTGACTGGAGAACTTACTACGGTTCTAATAGAGTTTTAAATGAAGAAAGAGAGCAAGCTGGTAACGACATGTATTACAGACAAATATTACATTTATGTAAAACAAAAGGAGAAGCTTCTTATATGGAAGCAAAAGAACAATTCGATCGTGAAGTTTTATTAACAGATGAATACTATAATGGTATAATCAGCTGTAAAATTGGTGGTCAAAGCGTAAAGAATTTAAAGAAAGATAATGGATAAAAGAATACAACAGATTTTAAACAACGAACAAATACGACAAGATAGTACTGTTGAGTTGATAGCAAGTGAAAATTTTGCTAGTAAAGCTGTAATGGAATTGTCTGGAAGTATTTTTACAAATAAATATGCTGAAGGTTATCCCGGAAGAAGATACTATAATGGATGCCAAGAAGCAGATAATATTGAGCAACTTGCTATAGATACTGCATGTAAGCTATTTGGTTCTAAATTTGCTAATGTACAACCACACTCTGGAGCAAATGCTAATCTTGCTGTGTTTAAAGGATTATTGGAAGTTGGTGATACTATACTTGGAATGGATCTAGCAAGTGGTGGTCATTTAACTCATGGAGCTCCAGTTACAATTTCAGGTAAATGGTTTGACTCACACACATATGGTGTAGGTGATGATGGTTATATTGATTACGACGAAGTTCAATTATTAGCTGTACTTCATAAACCTAAGATGATCATTGCTGGCGCAAGCGCATATCCAAGACAAATTGATTGGAAACGATTCAGAAAGATAGCTGATTTAGTGGGTGCATATCTTATGATTGATATGGCACATTATTCTGGTTTAATTGCTGGTGGAGCATATGATAATCCAGTTCCTTATGCTGATGTAGTTACGTCTACAACACATAAAACTCTTAGAGGTCCTAGAGGAGGAATTATTTTATGGAACAATCCAGAGTATACAAAAAAACTTAATGGAGCAATCTTTCCCGGTTCACAAGGTGGTCCATTAATGCATATCATTGCAGCTAAAGCTCAATGTTTTATTGAAGCTGATACAAAAGAATTTATAGAATATGCTAGTAACATTATAAATAATGCTAAAGCGATGACGAAAGTATTTGATACTCGTGGCTTTCCAGTACAAACGGGTGGTACTGATAGCCATATTATTTTAATGGATTTAAGTAATAGTAAATATAGTGGTAGAGAAGCAGCAGATTTATTAGAAGATAATGGTATTACTGTCAATAAGAATGGTGTACCAAATGACCCACGTAGTTTTATGGAAACAAGCGGTATCCGTATTGGAACCGCAGCAGAAACTACTAAAGGGCATAGTATTGAATTTTTCACAGATCTTGCAAATAAAATATGCAATATATTGAAATAATTGTTTACTTTTCGTTAAAACTGTGTTATAATATACTATTATAAAGGAAAAACTAATGGCAAAAATTCTTAACAATTTTATTGAACTTCGTAAAGCTCAGCTTATACAAGAAGAATTTGATGAAGATACTATTGCAGAAGATTTATTTGAGCAATCTATAGATCTTGGAAGATATGCTTTGGATTTAATTGAAACAGGTCTAGAAGAATATGGCGTAGATTTTGACTACGGCAGTAATCCTGATCTAAAAGGAGATATGTTTGTAATCTTAAACTTAATGGTTTCATCACTATTAAGAGATCAAGGTTTAAAACATGTTCTTCAAGAAGATTTAGATATGCTTAAAGATCGTATAATGGAGCTAGAAAAATACCAAGATGATATTACTTGACTATAGTCAGATCGCACTATCTAACATCATAGTGCAAAAAATGAATGATGAACAAATGATACGTCATATGATACTTAATAGTATTCGTATGTACAATAAAAAATATAGAGACGATTATGGACAAATGGTTATATGCGCTGATGGTATGAATACATGGCGTAAAAACTTTTATCCAGAGTATAAAGCTAGTCGTAAAAAAGGAAGAGATAGTTCAGGCTTAGATTGGCCAGAAATATTTAGAGTACTTAATTTAGTACGAGATGAAATCAAAGAAAACTTACCATATAAAGTATTACATATGGAAGGTTGCGAAGCTGATGATATTATTGGTGCACTTACTTATGAAACACAAGAGTTTGGAAAGTTTGAACCAGTAATGATAATATCATCTGATAAAGATTTCATTCAGTTACAAAAGTTTTCAAACGTGAAACAATTTTCTCCAATTCAAAAGAAATCAGTTGGTGAAAAGCACCCAAGAAAATACTTATTTGAACATATATGTCGTGGAGATAAAGGTGATGGTATACCAAATGTACTATCTCCTGATAATTGTTTTGTTGATGAAATAAGGCAAACACCATTAAGACAAAATTTAATTGATACATGGATAGATGATGAATCTATTATGCCAGAAGAAATAAAAAGGAATTTTCATAGAAATAAACGCCTAATTGATCTCAATGAGATTCCAGAAGATATATATAATAATATAGTCAATACATATGATGGTCAAAAACCAGCTATGAAAATGAAAGTATTAAATTATCTAATTAAAAAGAGATGTAATAATCTGATTGAAGTCGTGGAGGAATTTTACAATGGCTAAAAAATTATCTCTAGCTGATGTATTAACAGAAGCTGGAAATCAAAAAACTAAGCAAGATAAGATCGATTATCTTCGCAAAAATGGTTCAATTCAATTGCAAACAGTGCTGAAAGGAGCATATGATAATGCAGTTGAATGGGATTTACCTGAGGGAATACCACCCTATCGTAAAGACGACGCTCCAAGAGGATTTGAGTATACAAATCTGAAAAGAGTAGCACGTAAGTTTACATGGTTCGTAAAAGGCGGGAAAGGCCAAGCATTGCCAGCAGCTCGCCGAGAAAAAATGTTTATTGACATTTTAGAATCATTGCATTCTGACGAGGCTGAGCTGGTTCTTAATATGAAGGAGAAAAGTCTTATGGGTAAATACAATGGCATAACCTCTGCATTAGTTGCGGAAGCCTTTCCTAATCTCCTTGTGAAGCCAATGGCTAATCCAAGGTCCAGAGTTCCAAAAGTGAAAAAAAATGGAACGAAGGGAAGTGCTAACGAAAGCTAAGGAGGTGATCTCATCTAACTTTGTGATATTTTCTTAAACAGTCAATTCATAGGAGGAGAACAACCAAAAAAACAGGAAGGGTTAGGTTCCGGAACTTAACCCTTTTTTTATCAAATAAGCCTTTACATTTACTTAAAACTGTGTTATAATATACATTATGAATATTTTTATACTAGACAATGATCCAGTGATTGCAGCTCAAATGCAATGCGATAAACACGTCGTAAAAATGATTGTGGAATCAGCACAAATGCTATCAACAGTCCATCGTATGCTTGATGGTACTATGGAACGAAGACCATCTAAATCTGGTTCAATGATTCAATATTGGAAACTAGACGACGATAGAGAAGATATACTATACAAAGCCTGTCATTTCAATCATCCATCTACAGTATGGACAAGAGAATCATGGTTAAATTATAAATGGCACTATAAACACTTTATTGCATTATGTGATGAATATACATATAGGTATGGTAAAATTCATTCAACAGATACTAAGTTAAGAGAAGCATTACTTACTATACCTGGAAATATTCCAATAAAAGAAATGACACCATTTAAATTAGCAATGGCTTCTTTTCCAGAATGTATCTCAGAATGTCCAATTACGTCATATCGTAAATTTTATGAAACAAAACAATATAGGTTCAAAATGGATTGGACCAAAAGAAAAGTACCGGAGTGGTTTACATATGCCTAGATACGATTTTAAAAATTTAAAGACTGGTGAAGTTAAAGAATACACTATGTCATGGAAAGATTTAGATCAATTTAAAGAAGATAATCCTGATTTGCAACAACAAATTGGAGTTATTAATAACATTGGAGAAACTAAATCAAAACTTACAAAAGCTGGAGATGGCTGGAAAGAAGTTCAACAAAGAATTCAAAGTGGCATGCCGCCAAGATTAAGAGGGAATATAAAAACAAAATGAAATATATAAAAAAAATAATATGGTTTGTTATTGATTGTTGGAGATTGATAATGGACAATAGGTATAATCCATTAAGACACATTGGTGATCCATCAATACAAGCTTATTTTACAATGGCTTTATTTATTATGTGGAGTGCTTATTTTGGAATTGTAGCATGGGTTTGGATTGGATGGGAAAACTATAGTATAGTATCTTCTATCTGGGTACACTTAGCTGTAATTATTCCAATTATGCTAACTAACTTAACATTTAGAGAAGCAGAAGCAAATGGTGCTAAATGGTACAAAGGGTGGGAAAAAAATAACTCTCATAGAATAGAAAAATAATGGAGTTTAAACATGAACCAATTGATCTCGGATATAATGATCTCACTGCAGTTACTGCTAAATCTGGCAGAACTTATACTGACCCAACCGGTAATAGTTATCCTTCTATTACTACTGTCCTCTCGATTTTAAGCGAAGAAGCTATTCAAAGATGGAGAGCTAGAGTTGGTGAAGAAGAAGCTAATCGTATAAGTAAACAAGCTAGTACTCGTGGAACTACTGTACATAATATTTTTGAGAAGTATGTTAATAACGATCCAGATTATTTAGAAGGAGTAATGCCACATAATGTACAAACATTTAAAGATGCACAAAAAACACTTGATGAATGTATAACTAAAGTATATCAACAAGAAGCTCCATTATATTCTAAACATTTAGGAGTTGCTGGTCGAGTAGATTGTGTAGGTCAATGGAAAGGAGTTGATAGTATTATTGACTATAAAACTTCTAGGAAATTTAAAAAGAAAGAATGGATTTCAGGCTATTTCATGCAATGCGCAGCTTATGCTATTATGTGGGAAGAAAGAACTGGAATGCCAATAAAACAGTTGGTAGTATTTATTGCTGGTGATGAAGGCACACAAGTTTTTATTGAAGATAGAGACAATTGGACAAAAGAACTTATAAATACTATTACAGAATATAAACGACGTAAATTGTTTGGGAGGTAAAATGAACTTTTTATTTAAAGCACTAATTAAAAAATTGGAAGGTGAAGTTGAAGTAGCAAAAGCTAATGCTAAAGTATACCAAAGAAATGCAGCTGGAATTGGAGAACATCCAGATATTGTAGAAGCTTTAGAAACACAGGTTACTAAAATAACTGATGCAGAAGATAAGATATACACTATCAATAAACATTTTTCTGACACATGAAAAGATCATTAATAGATTATATAATTGAAGCTACTTCTAGTAAAGGCTTAACTATATTTGATATTGATGAAACTTTATTCCATACTAAAGCAAAAATAAATGTAAAAAGAGATGGAAAGGTTGTGGGTAGTTTAACTAATGTAGAATATAATAACTATAAGTTAAAGCCCGGTGAAGAATTTGACTATGGCCAATTTAAGTCAGCAAAGGTTTTTGCTAAAACTTCTACGCCTATAGCAAAAATGATTAATAAGGCTAAACTTATTATCAAAAACGCTGTAAAAGCTGGATCTAAAGTTATTGTAGTAACTGCTAGAGGTGATATGGATGATAAAAAATTATTTGTAGATACCTTTAAAGCTCAAGGATTGGATATGAAAAACGTTTATATCGAAAGAGCTGGTAATATTGGTTTAGACGATGCAGCAAAAAACAAAGAGGTTGTATTTAAAAAATATTTAGATACAGGAGATTACAAAAGAATAAGATTATTTGATGATGCAGTTGATAATCTATATGCGTTACTTTCGCTTAAGGATCAATATCCTGATGTAACTTTTGAAGCATATAGAGTGAAAAAGGACGGTAGCATTAAAACATTGAGGAGAAAATAATGCCAACAAAATTTAAACCGTCTCAAACAGTGAGATTAAGAGGAGAAGCCAAAGCTTCTACTACGAACTTTTTTATAAAAGGAACTTCAAAAGAAGAGTTATTTGAGTATATTAATAGTTCAAATGGGAAACCAAAAATTAAACAAAAATGTAGAAATGAACTAGTGAGAAGAGGAATTAAAATTGTCCACGTACCGGCCGCTTGACCATCGAGTTACAATCCAAGAAAGCAAAATTGATGGATTGGGTTTATTCGCAAAGGAACATTTAGAACCATCTGATAGATTGGGAAGAACTCATGTAGAGTGGGAAGGCCAACTTATTAGAACTCCAATGGGAGGTTTTATTAATCATTCTGAAACACCAAATGCTTTTATTCTTAAGAACGTTAATTTTAGAGAACTTATTATTATCAGGCCAGTAAAACCTTGGCATGAAATAACAGTTTATTATACAGAGTATAAAATAGATAATAGCGAAGATAGCTTAGTTGGTATACTATATGCGAACAAAGACTAAAAAAATATGGACTGTTTGGAAATTTGCTATTGGTAGCTTTTCAGACGAACAAACAGAAGAATATGATAATGTTGTAGCAATAGCTAGAACGTTTATTGTCGGAATAAATGTTATTTGTGCATTTTTTATAATGGCAAATATAATTCATAATTGGTGATAAAATGGGAAAACAATGGCATGGCGGAAAAGGTGATAAACCTAGAGGAACTGACCAGCAAAAATTTGCTGATGGTTGGGAACTTGCCTTTGGAAAGAAAAAGCCAGAAGTAAAGGCTCGTAAAGCACAACCTTCTCATTCAATAACACAAATTCATACTAATAAAAAGAAGAAATTACCTAAAGAAGAGAAGTATAATAGTATAAATAGATTAATAGAGGAATAACTATGGCAGACGATTTATTAAAATTTGACTTTGGGTTTACAGCAGTTGATGAAAGCGAACTTGAAGCTGTACAAGAAGTATCAAAAAAAGCATCATCTACAGAAGCTGAAAGTAAAGTTCTAGAAGATAAACTTAATAATTTATATAATGCTATTTTACCATTGTTATCAAATTTAAAACAAAATCCGGAAAAGGAATATATTCTTTGGCCCAATAGGTTAGAAAAAATAGAAGCCTTTGAAGATCATATATCAGGAATTATTAAGTAATGGCACAAATACCAACTAGTAATATCAGTATGTCAGCTATTGATACAGAAGTTAATAATTTAGCAACCGCGAATAATGGACTAAAGCAACTTCATACCGATTCAATTGCTTATACTGGAGGTAACGCAACTGCAGTTACTAATAATACAAAAGCAGATCCAGATAGTATAAGAGAATTTGCTGGATATGTTCATACACAAAATCAAAG